AACCATCATCGCCGCCCGCATCGGCGCCGAGAAGGTCATGATGCTAAAGGAGACCGAGCCGGGCGCCGCCGCCGCCATGACCGATGGCGAGGAAAACGACGGCACCTTCGTCTGGCGCTCCAGCAAGGGCGCCGTCGACATCCTGCCCGCCGGCACCGAGCCCGCGTCCTGGGTGCCAAACTACCCGGACGCCAACTACGGCCCGTTCGTCCTGGCCGGTGTGCGCGGCATCGCCTCCGGCCTCAACGTCGCCTACGAGAGCCTGAGCAACGACCGCCAGGGCGTCACCTGGACCAGCATCCGCCACGCCGTACTGGACGACCGGGATTCCTGGACCTTGATCCAGGACTGGCTGATTGACAGCAAGTCGCGCGACACCTACAGCGCGTTCCTGAGCTACGGCTTCCTGTCTCCAGCCCGCCCCTTCGATTACCTGCCCGCCAGCAAGATCGACAAGTTCAACGCGCCCAGCTTCCAGGGCCGCCGATGGGATTGGGTCAATCCTAAGGACGATGTCGAAGCCAAGCTCCAGCAGATCAAGGGCTGCCTCACCAGCCACCGCCGCGTCCTGGCCGAGCGCGGCATCGACCTGGAAGACCTGCTCATCGAGCGCCAGCAAGACCGCGCGCTGGCCGCCAAGTATGGCGTCGACCTCGATGCCGCCGTCCAGGCTCCGAACTACAACCAAGCGCCGCCCGCGCCCGTCAATGGAGAAATTCCGGCATGAGCCAAAAAATCCGCATCCGCGCCATGCAGGCCAACCAGGTCGAGATCGAGATCGACGGTGTCATCGGCTACTGGGACGACGGCGACGCGGTCGATGCCGACTACTTCATCGACGCCCTCAATTGGTACGCCGCCATGGGCACGCCGCTGTTGATCTGCATCAACTCCATCGGCGGCAGCTATATCCAGGGCCTGCGCATCGCCGAGGCCATCAAGTCTTACCCGCACGCCATCACCACCCGGGTCGAAGACCGCGCTTATTCCATCGCCTCGCTGATCGCCATGAGCGGCAAGCGCCGCGAGATCGCCGCCAATGCCAGCGGCATCATGATCCACAAGCCCTGGGCTGAGGACGTATCGGGCACCGCCGAGCAGTTGCGCGAAGTCGCCGACATGCTCGACGAGATCACCGCCATCTTCGCCGACGACTACCTCCGCCTCACTGGCGTCGATGTCAAGGCCTACCTGGACGGGACCGACCACCACTTCGCCCCGCAGGACTGCCTGGACCAGGGTTTCGTCGACGCAATCGTCACGGACCCCGAGATCATCCGCGGCGAACTCGCACCGCCGCCGGCCCGTACCCGGCCGGTAGAGCAGATCGCCGCCAGCCTGCGCGCCTGCATCCAGGCCCGCCACAACCTGAATCACACCATTGCAGCGGACCCGAAACCGGGCGAAGTCCGCACCAAGCAAACCCCGCCCGAACCCGCAATCACTAGGAGCACCACCATGGCTGATCCCGCCACCACCGCCCCTGCCCCCGCCGCTCCGGTGGATGTGCAGGCCATCCAAGCCAAGGCCCTGGCCGACATCCAGGCCCGTAACCGCGATCTGATCGACACCGGTAAGGCCTACGCCAAGTTCGGCGGCGAAGCCTTGGCCATGCAGGCCGTCGCCGAGGGCTGGGAAAAAGACCAGCTCAACGCCGCCCTGATGAAGGCCATGGCCGCCGGCCCGGCCCACGCCACCTATGGCGCCGGGGCTCGGGCCCAGGACAACCTGGACGCCCAGACCAACGGTTTCAAACACTTCGGCGAATTTGCCCACCACGTGCGCAACGCCGCCCTCGGCAATGGTCGCGTCGACGAGCGCCTGGTACGCGCCGCCGCCACCAGCTACGCCAACGAAGGCAGCGGCGGCGACGGCGGTTTCGCCGTCCCGCCCCAGTTCGCCCAAGCCATCGCCGCCCTGGCCATGGAAGAAGACTCCCTGCTGGCCATGACCGACTCCACCCCGGTCACCGGCAACAGCATGTCCTTCCCCAAAGACGAGACCACGCCCTGGGGCTCCACCGGCGTCATCGCGAACTGGGAAGGCGAGGGCGATACCAACACCGAGCGCAAGCCGGTGCTCAGTCTCGACCACCTGCGCCTGAAAAAGCTGGTGTGCATGGTCAAGGCCACCGACGAGCTGCTGGCCGATACCCAGGCCATGGCCGCCTACCTGCGCAACAAGATGGGCCAGGCCGTGCGTTGGAAGTCCAACGACGCCATCATCAACGGCACCGGCGTCGGCCAGCCCCTGGGCATCCTGCGCGGCGGCTCCGTGGTGGAGGTCGCCAAGGAAACCAGCCAGGCCGCCGACTCCATCGTCGCCGCCAACATCGCCAAGATGTACGCCCGGGTGTTCAAGGCCGGCGGCCCGGTGGTATGGCTGCACAACCCGGACGCCTTCCCCCAGATCATCACCCTGTCGCTCAACAGCAACCCGATCTGGGTGCCGAACAACCAGGGCTTCCAGGGCGCGCCCAACGGCTTCCTGCTCGGCCGGCCCCTGATCGAAACCGACGCCTGTGACACCGTCGGCGATGTCGGCGACCTGATCCTGGCCAACATGGGCGGCTACCGCTCCATCACCAAGGCCGGCGGCGAATCCTTCAGCGAGTCCATGCACCTGCACTTCGACCAGGACATCGTCGCCTACAAGCTGGTGTTCCGCATGGATGGCCAGCCCTCCCTGTCCGCCGCCGTGACGCCGCCCAACAGCGCCGCCACCCGCAGCCACTTCGCCACCCTGGCCGCACGCGCCTAACCCTACGGGCGGGCCCGGGCCGGCCCATGACCGAAAGGACACACCATGCACCCCAACGTCCCCCTGACCGATGTCGCCAAGCTGGTGATGGGCTCCCCCATCATCGGCGCCCTGGCCACCACCAACGGCGACTGCGATTACGTCAGCCTGAAGGGCTATGACCGCGCCACCATCATCATCCTGGTCGACAACGCCGCCACCGTCACCGGTGCCGCCATCACCCTCAAGCAGGCCACCGCCGTGGCCGGCACCGACGAGAAGGCCCTGGCATTCAGCTCCATGCGGGCCAACGTCGACTGCGCCGCCGGCGATACCCTGACCGATACCGCCGTCACCAGCAACACCTTCACCACCGACACCACGGACAACAAGAATCTTATGTACGTGATCGAGGTGGCGGCCTCTGACCTGGACGTGGCCAACGGTTTCGACTGTATCCGCGTCGACAGCCTGCTCATGGCCAACGCCGTCGGCGCGGTCATGTATGCCCTGCACGGCGCCCGCCACGCCAGCCCGCAGGCCATCTCCGCCATCGTTGACTGAGCATGGACTTCGGCCCGGACCTTGCCGCCCTGTATGCCGAGTTCGGCACCGACATCAGTGTCGCTGTCGACGGGGCAACGCAGACCGCGCGCGGTTACTTCACCGCGCCGGGCGCCGCGGCGCTGTCCGGTGCCGGGATCAGCAACGACTACACCATCGAGCTGTCGGCGCTCAGCCTGCCCAGTATCCGGGCCGGCGCCACGGTCACCATCTCGGGCACCAGCTATAAGGTGCGCGAGATCTGGCCGATAGACGACGGCTCGGTCCGCCGCCTCACACTGCGCAAGGTCTGACATGACCAGCAAAGCCGAACAGATCGCCCAGGCCATCATCACCCGGCTGACCGTGCCACCCCTGACCGGCATGACGGCGGCGGAGGTATTGCGCGACCCGCTCGATGCCCTGGACTCGGCCGACTACCCGCTGCTGTGCGTCGAGCTTGGCGATGAGTCGCCGCCGACCCGGCCGGTCACCGGGGCGAAACAGCGCAGCGTGCTGGTGCACGTCAGCGTCCTGGCCAATGGCGCCACGCCCCTGGTGGCCGCCGACCCGATCGCCACCGAGGCCGCCGGCCGGATCCTCGCCGCCCCGGAACTAGGCGGCCTGGCCATCGATACCCTCGAGGGCGCGACCGAGCGGATCAAGGACGAGCTGGGCGAGGGCAGCGCCAAGATCACGATGACCTTCCAGGTCGTGTACCGAACCACCGAAACCTCCAAGGAGTCATGATGGCCAAAGCCTCACCCATCCCCGCGGCCGATGAATACGACGGCCAGGGCGGCAGTTATGAGATCGACCCGACTACCGGCGTGCGTCACCTGGTGGCGCAAACCCAAGCACCTGACCGGGGCAGCCCCCCGCCCGTTGTTGCGGTGCAGACGTCTGCACCGGCCGACGTGACGCCCGCGCCCGCGCCGGCTGTCGACACCCCCACCCCGAAATCCACCAAGGAGTAAGCCATGGCCCGTCTATCGAAAAAGCGCGTCTTGCTGGCCAAGATCGAAACCACCTCAGGCCAGGACTCGAGCCCCCTGATCGCCAATGCCGTTCTATGTGGCGATATCCAGCTCAACGGCATTGAGGCCGCGTTCGCCAAGCGCAAGGTCATCCGGCCGTACCTGGGCGCGCCAGGCTCGGTGATGACCACCACCAAGTCCAGCGTCAAATTCGGCGTCGAAGTCGCCGGCGCCGGCGCCGCCGGCACCGCGCCGGCCTATGCCGACCTGCTGCGCGCCTGCGGCCTGGCCCAGACCATCAGCGCCGGGGTCAAGGTGGAATACAAGCCGATCAGCGCGGCATTCGAGTCAACGACCATTTACGGCCACGACGACGGCCTGCTCTACAAGTTGCTGGGCGCCCGCGGCAACGTCGAGCTGAACCTGAGCGTGGGCGACATCCCCATGTACACCTTCAATTTTGAGGGTCTCTATGGCGGCACACCCACCATCGTCGCCAACCCCAGCGGCACCCTGCCGACCTATACCCAGCCGCTCGCGGTCACCGATACCAACTCCGGCCTCATCACCATTGCCGGCAGCACCTACAGCTGGGAAAGCTGCAACGTCAACCTGGCCAACCAGGTCAAGCACACCCCGCTGGTCGGCCGCGAGAGCGTCGAGATCACCGACCGCGAGCCGGTCGCCAAGGTGGTGATCGACGCCTCGGCCACCGAGGAGCGCGCCCTGATCCAGCTGGTCGAGTCGGGCGCCCTGAACGCCTTCCAGGTCATCCATGGCACCGCCGCCGGCAACATCGTCCAGATCGACGGCCCCAAAGTCCAGCTCACCAACCCGACTCGGCAAGAGGTCGACGGCCAGATGCTGATCGCCTTCGACCTGGTGATGACGCCGAATTCCGGCAACGACGAGCTGGTGCTCACCATCAAGTAACCCACGGCGCGGCCCGGCCGCGCCCAACCAGGAAACAGACATGTTCAAGATCAAACCGAAAGCCACCTTCCCGTTCAAGGCCACCCTGCACGCCCCGGGCGAAGGCCGTCAAATCTGCACCTTCGAGGGCCGCCACTTCGGCCAGGAGGAGCTGCAGAACGTGCTGGAAGGCGCCAGCAACGACAACGACATCACCAAGGCAGTGGTGTGCGGTTGGACGCGCAAAGACTTCGACGCCGACTTCTCCGATGAGAACCTGGCCGAGATGCTGGCCGCCTACCCGGGACTTGGCAGCCAGATCGCCAAGGCCTACCTGGCCGAGCTGGCCGGGGCGCCGCAGCTAAAAAACTCGCCGCCGCCGGCCGCCACTGGGCACTAGGCGGCCGAGCCGACG